TTTAAATTATAATTTATTTTTTCAATTCTTATTCTAGATAAAGATGTACTTAAAGGGTTATCATCTAATGAATCTTGGCTATCAAATCTTTGAGTATTTACTTTTACTCTGTCATTAGCTGATACAATTAATCTAGCACTTCCACCAATACCACCACTATCATATAGACTACTATCATCTCTTATATATGTACCACCTAAAGGATAAGAATACTGAATAGTATTACTTGAGTTCATATGTGATATCCATCCAAAAAAATTCATTCTATCATTTGCAGTTGCATCTGTAACTATTAAATCAACATATACCATATATTCACCAGCTTGAGCAAAAGATATGTAATATCCACCAGATCCTGCAGCCCATGAAACATATGTATTATTTTCAGTACTCATAGATGCCCAGTAAATATCTCTAGTAGCATCGTTAATATCTTGTCCACTACTAGCAGCAGATGATTGTAAAACTAATATTTTAGAAGTTGATACACTTAATCCTTCAATACTAGCATTTGTAAAACTAACATCAGAATTAAATGTTGCCATATCTTCAAATGTTGCACCAGTATCAAAAGTAGCACTTCCTTGAAATTGTGAAGAATTTTGAACCTTTAATGTACCATTTACGTCAAGCTTTGAAGCAGGGCTTACTTCGCCTATACCCACGTTGCCACTATTATTAACATATATTCTACTTGTAGAATCTGTACTACCTGAACCACCATCTGTGATATTTATACCACCACCACTAACACCTCTTATTTGTGCTACTGATGTATTATCTCTAGCAAATATAAGATAAGGGTCATTACTAGCTCTATTTATTCTGCCACCAGTTACTAAATCAAGCTTATATAAGGGGCTTGTAGTACCAATGCCTAAACCATTAGAATGTAAAGTCATTTTTGTAGCGTTACTTGTACGAAAATACAGCTTGTCACTAGAGTGTTCGTAAACAAATCCACCTTGTGAATATGAGTTAGTATCACCTAAGTAAATATTACTATACCCAGCATTACCACTCATTAATTGCATTTGTGCAGTATGACTTGCGGCATTAGTATTGCCAATGTATAATGCAGTATCTGAATGTCTTGCATTACTACCACTTTTACGAATATCAACTACATCTCTAAAAGTAGCAGAACTATCAGATTGATTTAATTCCATTATACTATAAGAACTAGTAGTTAAATCATTATGAAATCCATCTACTACTTTAGTACCTATAGTAAATTTTCTTTCACCACTTGTACCATCCATAGTACCAGCATACCAACCATAATGATGACCAGATACTGCATGATTAAATGCTATACCTACTGGATAATCATCACCAGTATCTCTTATTTGTACTATTGTACCACTAGAACTACTACCTCGAATATCTACATTATAAGAAGGCGAGACTGTGCCTATACCAACACCAGTTCCAGTTAGAGCAAGTGATTTAGTATTGCTATTATCAACATTCATTCTGATAAAATCACTATCCTCACTACCATATATCCTTACTCTACCAGTATTTCCATCACCTATATCTGACCAAGTAAGATTTTTTTGATTCTCTAACTGAATACTTCCGTTATCAATACTTAACTTTTCTTCAGGTGAGTCTGTGCCAATACCAATTTTTGCATCGTGTGTAATAGTCATTCTTGCAGTACTGTTAGTACCAAGAATAACTTTACCATTAGCTTCGTTATTCCATACATAAGCATCATCATTAGTGAATCCAAATTGTCCACCAGTAGAAGCACCAGTATTTGTAAATCTTATTAGAGAATATTGGTCAGCTGCATTTACATGAATAGAAGAGTTAGGAGAAGATGTGTTAAGACCAATTCTACCTGTATTGCCTATAAAAAACTTTGTGTTACTACCATCAGGTTTAAATGACATTGTATCATTTACTGACCTTATAGAAGATACTTTTCCATTAGTTGTATCACCTAGCCTTAATTGGTCTGAAGTTGATGCAGTTGCAAAATAACCAGTACTTCTTACATCAAGACCAAATACTGGTGAGGCGGTGCCAACACCTAGCTTACTGCTAATGCTGGCAACCCCACTAGTATCTTCACTTATTATTTTTTTCCAACTAGCCACTCTGCTTTGCTACTTCCTTTTCAAATGCTGTTTGTAGTTTTGTAATAACCTTTGCTATTACTATTGCATCTTCACCTTTTATAGTCATATTCTTTAATGCTACATTAATGATTTCTAATGTTTGTATATCTAAATCAATCTTCAAGTTTACTCCTATGTAAAATTCCTAGTTTCTGAATTACTCTATATCCAACTTCTATTTCATCACCTCTAAAATTGCTTCGCTTAATTAAACGTAATAAGAAGTCAGTATCTTTTATATTTAAAGATAACTCAGGATCTGGTTGTTTTACAACAGGCTTTTCACTTTGATTATGTTTTACAAATTTAGACATTAGCTATAAATATAAATTGCACTTGAAGCTGTATTAATAAACATAGCTCCAACAGTATTTATTGAACCACTAGTACCAGTTGCAGCTCTTTCAATAAAAGCTACTCTTCCTGTATAACCTGTAGTATCATTAGCATCACTTGCTTGTATCCTACCTGTCCACTCTTTAGCACTTTCATCCCAATTAATAAATACATTAGTTCTAGCACCACGCTCTACTTCTATACCAGCATCTTCTGTAGGTGTAGATGCAGCATTAGAGTTTAATACAATAATATTATCTTGTATAGTTACTGTTTCAGTATTAATTGTAGTTGTAGTACCACTTACTGTTAGGTTACCAGATACAGTCATATTAGCAGCAGCAAAGTTTTGACTTGTACTACCAGACAAAGATGCTTTGTTATTAATCTGAGCTTGTATACCAGAAGTAACACCATCTAAATAACCTAACTCTGTAGAAGTAACTGCAGAAACTGCAATTTTACCACTAGCATTAGATAATACTGCTCTATTTGCAGTTAAATTTTCAGTATCAATTGTAGTTGCAGCACCTGTAATTGTAGCCTGATAAGAACCTGATGCTTGCTTACCATCTAACTGAGTTTGAATATTAGAAGTTACTCCATCTGTAAAGTTTAACTCTGCTGTAGTAGCTGTAAGACCATCTAACTTATCAAATTCACTTGAAGTTACACCTGTTGCTCTTAAATCTTTAGCATAATTTAAATCAGCAGCAACTCCTGTAAATCCATCTATTTTATTAATTTCAGCAGCAGTAGCAGTAATACTTAAATCACTAAGTGAACTAACAGTACCACTAGAAGCAGCTATCCATTTCATTTCAGAATTAGTATCATCCCAAGATAAAACATATCCATCTGTACTTGAACTTACATCATTACCTGTAGAAAGTTCAGCAGCACCAACTGCATCGTCAGCTATTTTAGCTTGGACAATTGCATTAGTAGCAATTTTTGCACTTGTTACATTTGCATCTGTTATTTTAGCAGTAGTTACTGAATTACTTGCTAGGTGAGCAGCATCAATACTTCCATCAGTATAATGCTCTGAATCAATAGCATTATCTGCTATCTTTGCGTTTGTTACTGCATCAGCAGCTAATCTTGCTGTAGTAATAGCTGAATTAGGTATATCACTAGCAGCAAGGTTACTATTTTTATAATTACTATCATCACTTGTAGTAATTACTCGTTTCCAACTTGCCATTGTTTTATTCTCCTTTAATTAGCCTATTGTACAGCAATGTACACTACGCCATCTTTATTAATTAAATCCCCATTACTAGGGCTGGTAGGTAAATCTGCAGTTGTTGTTTGCAATTTTAACGTACCATCTGTTTTTGCTTCTAAACCATTGTTAGCTTCTAAAATCAATGTACCAGAAGATCCATTAATTTCTATTTTATCTTTCATTATTACTTTTCGTAATATATTAAGTCTTGCTCCCTCAGTAGCATCATAATTAATTCTTGCTACTTGTATTTGACTATCATTTGTTTGGTCACGCAATGATAATGTATCACCTTTTATGTCATCTGCTATTATATCATCGACAGTCAAATCACCAGTAATTGTAAGATTACCAGTCATTGTTGTATCACCAGTTATAGTTGTAGTACCTACAATATCTAATGTATTAGTACCTAAATATAAAGGACTACCTATACCTTCTCCATCAAATACTCTTTTAGCAGTTGTTTCTAATCCTTCATTTGCAGTTGTACCTGCAACTGTTAATAAATCTTTATACGAATCTTTTATCGCTTTATCTTGTAAACTAGCCAATTGACACCTCCGTAAATGTTGGTTTTGCTACTTGTGCTACTGCTGTATATGTTGGTAATGGAATGTCAGGCACATTAGTATATACAGGTGTATCTATATTTATTTGAGATAATGTTGTAGTATTATCTATTATAACTGTAGCAGTAAGTGAATTAAATGAAAAATCTGCATTATTAAATGTAACATTAGCAAGATTCCATGTAGCACTTACTTCCTGTTCTTGTCCATATTGTGTAACAAATCCCATTATAAATCGTATCCTGCGATTGTATAACCAGAACCATCTATACCTTTATTAGCAGCTTCTAAACACTCTCTAGCTTTTTGCTCAAATAATGCTCTAAAGTATTGTGCTAATTCTAATGTTTCTGGTTTCTTTTCATAACCTTCAGCAATAACTTTATAAGTTAATGCTTCGTGAAACTCTGGGTCAAATGAAGGTGATTGGTTCATATGTAATTTATTATCAGTAGCACTTGTACCTGATATAAACTCATCATCTTCTTTTATTACAAACATTGTAACTGTTTTAACAGATGTTGGACTTGTAAAGTTCTGACCACCATTGTGTTTAACTATTGCAATAGCACCTCGTTCTATAAAATATAAATGTTCCATTATGTTAAATCTCTTTCTTCTGGTCTAACTAAACTTCTCTGTATAGTTTTACCATCAAAATCAACATGCTTAACTTCTATAATTTTACTATCTAACCCGTAATATCTTTTACCCACTTCAGTATCAAATTGAAATGCACCTTCAAGGCTTCTGCTTTTTCTAGCAAACTCTTTAGACGCATTATTTAATCTTATGCGTATTTCTGTTTCACTCATATCAGGATGATGCTCACGAATTAACTCATGTAATTGTTGTTGTGTCATGTTAATGCTCCTAATCTTTGTACCTCTGCTGAATACAAAGCACTTAAATTTTGTATTTGTAATGTAGTACCTTGAGCTAGTTCAACATCTTCTTCTGTTTGTACTTGTGTATTTAATACATTTTGTAAAAATTTAATAGCAGCACCTATTACTACTGCATAGTAAGCTGTACTTGGCATATTAGTTATTGTAGTATCACTACTACCAATTGTAGGATAACTTAAAGTATATACTTTTACTGGTTCACTTACAGTAGGATCTGGTTTGCTAAATAATGTAGTTCCTTGTACAAAATAAACAGGTGTTCTTTTAGTAGCAAAAAGTAAACTATTTGAGTCTACTATATCTGCTTTTCTACCAACAGGAACTTCTGTCATAGAAAAACCTGCTCTTTCTATATTTACAACTTCTTTATCATCTAATGTAAATCCATTACTATCACTAACAGTAGTTGTTGAACCTAAACGTAATTTAATACCTATAGGTAATATAGACTGAACTTCTCTAGCAGAAGCAGTTAGGTATTGCAATATTGCAGTATCTAATCCACTATCTTGGTCACCAATTAAATCTTCTACTTGTTGTATAAAAGTCATTATTAACCTAAGTAAGCGATAACTGAACCACCAGATAATTCTATTTTACTCCAGTTACCATATATTATATTTCCAGCAGGTACTGCTACGCCACTCAATGAATTACCATTATAACTATTACCAACTCCATATCCATTAGTAGTATCATTAGGAATTAATTCTTCAAATGTTGCATTTGTTAAAATTTGTATAGCTACAAATGTACCAGAATGTTCTTCGCCATCATTTATAAATTTACCTCCAGCTTGACCTAGCTGAATGTTTTGTGCTTCTTTTACTGAATATTCATTTATATTTGCCATCTTGTTCTCCTTACGACTTACCGAGCTTGGCAACTCTCATAGTCATATAGTTTATTTTTTATATCTTTTTTTACCCATTTTTTTAGGCATGGATTTACCTTTTTTCTTTTTTGGAGGTCTGCCTCTTTTAGAGCCATACGTTCCTTTACCCATTGGCATATGTTTTTCCTTTCTAGAGCAGGGGAGCATAAAGCTCCCCATACTCATCGTATTTATGCAGTAATCTTAAATAGAGAATGACTCTCAATTAACTGAATACCTAGTCCTTCATCAGACATGTACTGGTCTTTAACAC